CCCGCGACGTATGCGCCAGTAAGATCGTTGCCGGTCCACATGTCCGGGACGCTTGCCGCCGCCACCTCGATGATCTTGATCGTGGTCCACTGCGGGGGCTGGTGTGGGATGTCGAGTCGGCACAGGAGGCAATAGCCTTTTTCGAAGAGATACTTTGTCTGAACGGCGGTGACTTCGAGGGTAAAAAGTTCCTCCTCCTCCCCTGGCAATGTTTCATCGTAGGCGCACTATTCGGGTGGAAGAACGCGGCCACCGGTTATAGACGCTTTCGTGTCGCGTACATTGAGACGGCGAAGGGCAGCGGGAAAAGTCCCTTATGTGCAGGGATAGGCATGAAGGGCCTTGTTGCAGACGGAGAAGCCCGCGCCGAGATATACGCCGCCGCCACGCACAAGGATCAGGCAAAAGTGCTTTTCGGTGACGCCCTCGCCATGTACGACCAATCGCCCGAGCTACAGAACCGCCTCATGGCATCCGGCACCGGACAGAACAGGTGGAATCTCGCCTACCCGCGCACCGGCTCATTTATGCGCGTCATCTCTTCCGAGAACAAAGGTAAATCCGGCCCTCGCCCGCACATGGGACTTCTCGACGAGATCCACGAACACCCGAACGGCGACGTCATCGAGATGATCCGCGCCGGCTTCAAGTTCCGAAAGCAGCCGCTCAATGTGATGATCACCAACAGCGGACATGATAAGACCTCCGTCTGTTGGGAATATCACGAAATGGGGTTGAAGGTCGCAGCGCAGACGCTTGAGAATGACGAGATATTTGCGTTCATCTGCGCCCTCGATGAAGAGGATTTGAAGGATGATCGATTCCTCACCGATGAATCGTGTTGGGAGAAAGTCAACCCTTCACTGTCTGCCGGCATTCCCGGTTATGGTTACATCCGAAGCCAGGTGAAGGAAGCACAGGGGATGCCCTCGAAAGAGGCGGTGGTGAAGCGCCTCAACTTCTGCGTGTGGACGGAAGCATTAAACCCTTGGATCAGTTATGACGTGTGGAAGCAGTGCGAAGGGGATTCGGTAGACGAGGCGCTGTTGTTAGGCCGTCGATGCTGGGGAGGGCTTGACCTCTCATCCACTACCGACCTAACGGCGCGGGCGCTTATCTTCGAGCCGATAGAGGATGATCCGGTATGGCGGCTTGTGGTTAAATTCTGGCTCCCTGGCGCGGGGCTGAAACAAAAGGCGGATAAAGACCGCGTGCCGTATCTGTCATGGAGGGATGCCGGCCACCTCATCACGCTGGACGGCAGAGCGATCAACAAGCTTGCCATCCTCCGCGAAATATCCGCCGACTGTGAGCGCTATGACCTTCAGTGCGTAGCCTATGACAGATGGAGGATTGAAGACCTCATCATGTTGGCGAATCAAGAGGGTATCGAAATGAGCATCTACGACCCGGAGCATCCAGGGTACGGAATTCAAATGGTCCCTTTCGGTCAGGGATTCAAGGAGATGTCACCGGCTCTGGACAAGTTTGAGACGATGCTTCTAAATGCGGAACTAGCACACGATGGAAACCCGGTGCTCACATGGTGCGCTGCCAACGCTGTCACTTCTCAAGACCCCGCGGGGAATAAGAAGGTAGCGAAGGACAAGGCAACGGGAAGAGTTGACGGCATTGTGGCCGCAATAATGGCGGCAGGAGTCAGCAACACACAGGCTGAAACTGCCAGCGTCTACGAAACCAGAGGAGTGATAACGCTATGATTGTCTCTCCCTGCCGCGCAGACCGTGACGGCAAATGTACCCTTGGTAAACGCCCCGCTACACACTGCCGCAAGAAATGCCCCGTCTTACTCACCTTCAAAATAAACAGTTTTGCCAATATTGGAATTATGCGGGCTGTTAACTGCGAATCCGCTGATTACAGCATCATAGACGAATCTTGTTGACATATTTCCTCCGATTGGTATTTTAGAATCTACTGAGTAACTTTTCTACACACACAGTGAGTTAACCTTTGCCCCCGAACAGGGGCCAGGAGAACCGATGAATCAAAAGGCCGGATGGGTTACTCCCCTTCGTGAAGCCCTTGCCCTTGTTGGCGTTGGGCTTTTTTCAGTTGGCCTCTGGCAGATATTCCCCCCCGCAACGTTCCTTTTCCTTGGCTTATCTCTCACACTCCCCCTCGCCGTATCCCTTCGCAGGGTTAGCTAATGGGCATCCTCGCCGAACTTTTCAGCCCTCAGAATATCGTTGAAGGTGATATGAATTCTGTCTTTCAACAGCTACTCGCTGAGGGTGGTTTTGCCCGCAGCAGCACCGGCCTTTCCATCTCTCCGGAACAAGCATTGCGCGTTTCTGCCGTCTATGCCTGTGTCAAGGTGCTGTCGGAAGATATGGCGCAACTCCCCCTCATCCTCTACCGGCGCACAATAAAAAACGGTAAAGAGGCAAAAGAGCGGGCCGTCAATCATCCCCTCTACCCGCTTCTGCACTCTCGGCCAAACAAGGCCATGACCTCCTTCAATTTCCGCGAAATGCTGACCGGGCATAACTGTCTCCGGGGCAACTCCTACGCCTACATTAACCGCGTCGGCGGCGGGCGGGTGTTCGAACTCATCCCTCTCAGCCCCGATTGCGTATCGGTGCATCGTGACCCTTCCACATGGGAGGTGAACTACCGAGTCGATATGAAGGGCGGCACTCAGCGCACAATGTACCGGGATGAGATATTTCACCTCTGCGGCATGACGCTCAACGGATACAGCGGCGTGACCCCCATCACCTATGGCCGGGAGGCTATCGGGCTTTCGATGGCTACCGAGAAGCACGGAGCACTGGCGTTCAAAAACGGCGCGAAAATGGGCGGCATTCTCATGTACCCCGGCAAGTTCAAGAATGAGGATACATCGCGGAAGGTGGGTGACTCCTTCGACGCTGCTACCTCTGGCAGCAACGCCCATAAAACCGTTGTGCTTGAGGAAGGGATGAAGTGGCAAGAAACTTCAATGACACACGATGACGCGCAGTTTCTGGAAACTCGCAAGTTCCAAATTCCAGAGATAGCGCGGCTGTTTCGTATGCCCCTGCACAAGATACAGGAACTTGAGCGGGCCACCTTTAGCAACATCGAACAGCAGTCGCTTGATTACGTCATTTCCACCCTCGGCCCTTGGATGTGCCGCTGGGAACAAGCCCTTTCCATATCCCTACTCACGGAGCAGGAGCAGAAGGATTACTACTTCGAATTCCTCGTTGACGGCCTTCTCCGGGGCGATATCAAGAGCCGCTACGAGGCGCACGCAAGGGGCATCCTCGCCGGGTTCCTTAACCGCAACGAGGTACGTGCAATGGAAAACCGCGATCCGGTTGATGGGTTGGATGAGTACCTTGTGCCGGTCAATATGTTTATCGTAGGGCAGGAACCGCCGCAGGGAGGGCAACAGTAATGAAGAACTGGTACCGCATCGAGAACAAGGCGGCGGACGAGGCCACGATATACGTTTACGACGAAATAAGCTCCTGGGGCATCTCTGCCAATCAGTTTGTGAAGGATTTGGGAGAAGTGAAGGCCGGGAAGATCAACCTCCGCATCAACTCTCCGGGTGGGAACGTATTTGACGGCGTGACCATCTACAACGCGCTCAAAGAGCATCCGGCACAGGTGAACGTCAAGGTTGACGGCCTTGCCGCTTCCATCGCCTCAATCATCGCAATGGCAGGAGACACCATCCATATGGCTAAGAATGCCATGTTCATGGTTCATAAAGCCTGGAGCCTTGAGATGGGCAACGCTGACGCCATGCACAAGATGGGTGATGTACTCGACAAGATAGATTCGATGCTGGTTAAGACCTACGCCGACCGCACAGGGAAGAGTCAGCGGGCCATTAAACAGATGATGACGGATGAAACATGGATGAGCGCGGAAGAAGCAAAGGCCGCAGGTTTCGCGGATACCATCGGCGATCCGGAAGAGGCCAAAGCCGCATTCGACCTGTCCAGGTTTGCAAAGGTTCCGTCAGAAGTACTTGACCGATTCGCAGCAAAGCACAGTGAGCACACGGAGCGCGACATTGAAACACTTCTGCGGGATGCAGGAGTCTCTAGGACGCAAGCCAAGGCCGCTGTTGCAGCAATAAAGGCCGCTCCCCAGCGGGATGCTGAAGCGGAAGAGTTTAAACAGTGGTGCAACAACAGGAGCCAACTCATTCAGGTTGAAACGTTACTCACAAAGTAAAAGGAGATAGTCATGTTTGAGGAAATTAAAGCACTTTTTGAGCAGTTCAAAGCCGCCAATGACGAACGGCTGAAGCAGATTGAAG